GAAACGTATGCAAAGTTTATGAGAAATAGATTGGAAAGGTTATAAAACCAGCCTTTCATAAATACTCTTATGGTATTTTGCCAAAAGAACATAATAATTCAAGGAGAATAAAATGGCATTTCAAATCTCTCCAGGCGTAAATGTAGCTGAAGTGGATGCAACAACCGTTGTACCATCGTTACAAACAACGGCCGGTGCGTTTGCTGGAACATTTCAATGGGGTCCAGCAAATAAAATAAAAATAATAGATAGTGAAATAACCCTTATCAACACGTTTGGTAAACCAGATTCTGATTCGGCTGAATCGTTTTTCACATGTGCAAATTTCTTATCATATGGAAACAATTTAAGTGTTGTTAGAGCAGTTGGTTCAGCAGCAAGAAATGCAACAGACGGAACAGGTACTACAGTATTGATTCAAAGTGAAGATGTTTATGAAGCTACTTACCTTAGACAAGGCAACACAAATGCTTATGGTCCTTGGGCAGCACGATACACTGGTGTTTTAGGAAACTCTTTAGCGGTTTCTGTTTGTGCAAATACAACAACATTCTCTACATGGGCATATAAAAATTATTTCACATCGGCGCCAACTACATCAGATTATGCAGACTCTGTTGCTGGTGTTGATGATGAAATGCACGTTGTTGTTATCGATGAAAATGGTTTATTTACTGGCTCAGCTGGAACAGTTTTAGAAACATTTGCTTTTGTTTCCGCAGCAATAGATGCAACAATCAATGGTGTTACAAATTATTACAAACAAGTAATTTTTAATAATTCCAAATATATTTACTCAATGGATGCAATTGATTATTCAACAACTAGTGCTAGTTGGGGTAATACTGCAGCAGGCAGAACTTTTGCGAGACCAACAACAAACATAACAAGGTCATTGACTGGTGGTGTTACAGGTGCTCCGTCTGATGGTGATATAGTTATTGGATATGATTTGTTTGCAAATAAAGAAGGCATAGATATCTCATTGGTGTTGACCGCTGCACACAGTGTCACTGTTCAACAAAGTGTAATTGATAATATCGCAATCGGTAGAGCTGATTGTGTTGCATTTATTTCTCCAAGAAGATCCGATGTTGTTAATCAATCAGGAAACGAAACTACAAATATTCAAAACTGGTTGGCATCATTAAGTAGAACATCTTCTTATGTTGTGGCAGACTCTGGTTGGAAATATCAATTTGACAAATACAACAATACATACCGTTGGATACCATTAAACGGTGACATTGCTGGCCTATGTGTTTATACAGACAACATTCGTGATCCATGGTTTTCACCAGCAGGTTTCAATCGTGGCGCAATTAAAAACTCTATCAAATTATCATGGAATCCAACTAAACCATTCCGTGATACACTTTATAAACTTGGCATTAATCCAGTTGTATCTTTTCCTGGCCAAGGCACTGTGTTGTTCGGAGATAAAACTCTACTAGACAAACCATCCGCATTTGATAGAATTAATGTTCGTAGATTGTTTATCACTCTTGAAAAATCAATTGCACAAGCTGCTAAGTATTCAATGTTTGAATTGAATGATGAATTTACAAGAGCTCAATTTGTAGCACTTGTAACTCCTTTCTTACGTGATATTCAAGGTCGCCGTGGTATCACAGATTTTAAAGTTGTTTGTGATTCAACAAATAATACACAACAAGTTGTTGATAGTAATCAATTTGTTGGTGATATTTACATCAAGCCTGCTCGTTCAGTCAACTACATTCAATTGAATTTTGTTGCTATTGGAACTGGTGTTGATTTCGTGACAATCGTTGGCGCAGCTTAATAAATAAAACGATAATAGGAGAAAACAATGGCATTTAATGTAGCAGAATTCAGAGCTAATATGATTGGAGACGGTGCTCGTCCTAATCTATTCTCTGTATCTTTAATATTTCCAACAATAGTAACAAACGCTACAGCTGCTGGTCAAAAAATCACTTTTATGGCTAAAACAGCTCAACTACCAGGTTCATCAATTGGTACAGTTCCAGTATTTTATTTTGGTCGTGAAATGAAATTTGCTGGTAACAGGACTTTTGCAGACTGGACGTTAACAATTATTAACGATGAAGATTTTGTCGTTAGAAATTCTTTAGAAAATTGGATGAATTCCATTAATAGTCATGCAGGTAACATCAGAAGCACAGCAGCTCAAAATGTTAATGCATATTCTATCGATGCGAATGTAATTCAATATGGAAAAACTGGTAACGAATTGAAGAAATATAAATTCGTTGGTATGTTCCCATTAGATTTGTCTCCAATCGATTTGGATTGGGGTTCAAATGACGCAATCGAGGAATATACCTGTACTTTTGCTTACCAATTCTGGGAAACAAATACAACTTCCTGATATATGCGGGAGGCCCAATAGGGTCTCCCATGTTTTTTTGATTTTATAATTACACACAAAATATGGCAAACAACACAAATAAATTTTCACTGTTCGGTTTTACAATTTCTCGTCAAAAAGATGAGGAAGATTCTACCGCACAACAATCATTTGCACCTCCGACTCAGGACGATGGTGCATTAACTATTACATCTGCCGCTTATTATGGAACATATGTTGACCTTGATGGTACTGCAAAGAATGAGGTAGAACTCATTTCTCGTTATAGAGAAATGGCCATGCAACCTGAAATTGAATCTGCGATAGATGATATAGTTAATGAAGCTATTGTTCAAGATGATGATGGTAAAATAACACAAATCATATTAGATGATTTAAAAGTTGCCGATAAAATTAAAAAGGCCATCAAAGAAGAATTCAATACCGTTTTGCGTATGTTGAGTTATCAGAACATGGCACAAGATATCTTCCGCCGATATTATGTTGATGGTAGAATGTATTATCATATCATTATTGACCGTGAGAATCCACAACAAGGCATTAAAGAACTTCGGTACATCGACCCACGTAGATTACGTAAGGTTCGTGAGATGAAGAAACAAAAAGATGAAAGAACTGGTGCGGATGTTATGCAACCAGTCAATGAATATTACATATACAATGACAAGGTTGTTAGTGGCAGCGCATCAAATTTTGGTCCTGTTGGTGTTCGTATTACAACAGATTCTATTATTTCGGTGGTGTCGGGTCTTATGGACTCCCGCCGTGCGGTTGTTCTAAGTTATTTACATAAAGCAATTAAGCCACTTAATCAATTACGTATGATAGAGGATGCAACAGTCATTTACCGTATTTCTAGAGCTCCAGAACGCCGCATTTTCTATATTGATGTTGGTAATTTGCCAAAATTAAAAGCGGAACAATATCTGCGTGATATTATGGTCAAGTATAAAAACAAACTTGTCTATGATGCCAACACAGGTGAAGTACGTGATGACCGTAAATTCATGTCTATGATGGAAGACTTTTGGTTACCACGTAGAGAAGGTGGCAAAGGCACAGAAATTACCACACTACCAGGCGGACAGAACCTAGGTGAGCTAGAGGACGTTAAATACTTTCAGAAGAAACTATATGGTGCTTTGTGCGTTCCAGTCTCCAGGTTAGAACCTAACCAAGGATTCTCACTTGGTCGTTCATCAGAAATTACTCGTGATGAATTGAAGTTCTCCAAATTTGTTGATAGATTGAGAAGTAAGTTTTCGGATGTATTTAATCAAGCATTACGTGTGCAGTGTGTACTAAAAGGTATTTGTACAGATGAGGAATGGGATTTGTTTAAAGAAGACATTCATTATGACTTCATTAAAGATAATAATTTCTCCGAATTAAAAGAAGCTGAATTGATGACTCAAAGATTGACTTTACTTCAATCAGTTGATCCATATACAGGTCGTTATTTCTCACAAAATTGGATTCAACAAAACGTGTTGCGTTTGACTGATGATGAAATTGCTGTAATGCAAAAAGAAATAGATAAAGAAAAAGAAGACGGACTCGGATTACCTGTTGCAGTAACAAACGATGTTGCACAACAACAGATGATAGGACAAGTTCAGACCGATCAGATGGTGCAGCAGTCGCAATTAATGCCTGAACCCGCAGCAGCTGGTGGTTCCAGTTCTGGTGGTGGTAGTTCATCATCAAGTAGTAAAGCAAAAAGTTCCGGTGGTTCAAAATCAGTTAAAGGTGACCTCAGCTTAGAAGAAGTTGAAACAACATTTACAAGATTGAAACGCATTTTATAATTAGAGGAGATAACAATGGACAAAGCAAGAGAAATCGTAGATTACGCAGATACAGATAACGCAATCGAAATGCGTAATGCATTATATTCTGCACTACACGATAGAGTTAAAGCTCATATTGAAACACATAAAGTAGAAGTTGCAAAAGAATTAATGAATCCAGATAATGCAACGGCTGAAGATGAAGTTGTTTATGCATCTGAACCTGCAACAACCGAAACTGAATAATTTTGACACTGGTATAAATATTATTCAAACATAACAGGAATTACAAATGGCAAATAAATTTTCATATCAAGTATTAAAAGATGATACCCAACATGCAGTCATCAAAATTACTGGTGATTTTGATGGTACTGGCCAAGAAAATAATGTGTCCAGAATCCAAGCAAACACTTTATATGGAGCTCTAGATTATTCAAAAGCAAACCTATTATCGTCAACTGCAAATACAGGACCATTATACTATTATGGCCTAATGGTAAACCGTTTATGGTATGATACCGATGCCGGAACAGGAGATGTACAACTATATTGGTCAAATACTAGAAGTTCTTTGGCAAATTCAGGTGTACCAATTATGTTATTGCAGGGTAACGGAGAATATGACGGCAACGGAAATTGGATTACCATTAAAAATCCAACAGTATCTAATACCGCAACAACATGGAATAATGGAGATATTGGAATTTGCACAAGAGGCCAGGTTGCAAATTCAAGTTACACAATTATTCTAGAATTACGTAAAGATAATGAACACTATCAACGTGGTCAATTTAATGATCCCGCAGCATTTAACTACGGTAGTTACGGCGTAAGACCTTAAGGATTAAAATGAAACTCATTAGAGAACTTACCGAATCGGTACAATACTTAACGGAAGAAAAAGATGGAAAGAAAACTCTTTTCATTGAAGGTCCGTTTCTAGTTGCAGAAGCAGTTAACAAAAACAAACGCATGTATAAAGAAGAAACTATGCGTAATGAGGTTAACCGTTATAGCGAAGAATACATCAATAAAAATCGTGCCTTTGGTGAACTGGGACATCCAGACACCCCATCCATTAATCTTGACCGTGTATCCCACTTAATTGTTGGCCTACGTCAAGAAGGAAATGCTTGGATAGGCAAAGCAAAAATTCTTGAAACCCCTATGGGTAACATTGCAAGAAGCCTTATTGAAGGCGGCGCACAACTTGGTGTGTCATCTAGAGGTATGGGTTCTCTTAAAATGGAAAACGGCGTCAATGTCGTTCAAGGAGACTTTCATCTGGCCACAGCGGCAGATATTGTAGCAGATCCTTCTGCGCCTGGTGCTTTTGTACAGGGAATTATGGAAGGTAAGGAATGGATGTTGGTTAACGGTATATGGACCGAACAACAACACGAGGTTGCAAAGCAAGAAATTAAGCAAGCATCTAGCAAAGAGATTGAAGCCGTAAGCTTAAAAATCTTTGAAAACTTCCTTAAAAAACTTTAAATATAAATATCCAATATAAATCAAGGAGATTCTCAAAATGGGAAAATTTAATCTGACAGACGCCGCTAAATCAATTCTTACAGAAGGCGCAAAAGAAAACTTTGAAGCTTCTGTAACTCGTGGCCACAAAGAAGGTTCATCTAAACTACCTACATCTGTTGCCTATGGCATGAAGGATGCTGGCGAAGTTGCTGGTGAAATCAAGAAACAAGATGACGAAACTGGTGATTACACCAAAGGTGTTCCAACAGCAACACCTCCTGGCGCAACGCCACCACAGGGTTCAATGCCTGCACAAAAATTGTCCGGTCCAGCCGACTCACAAGGTTCTGAACACAAAGCCGTTCAAGCTGCAGCAACTGATTACAACGCAATTCGTGATCGTATCAAAGCCAAGCTTGCTCCACAAATGATGCAAGCAAATCCAGGTGCAACATTCCAATCTTATGCTGAGGAATCAGAAGAAGGTGAAGAAGTTGTTGCAGAAGAAGAAGGTCATGAAGATGCAGCAGAAGATAAAAAAATGATTAAATCTATGATGAAGAAACAAAAAATGAAAGAACAAATGGACCAAGACGTAGGTGCATTACTTTCAGGTGAAAATCTTTCCGAAGAATTTAAATCAAAAGCAACCACAATTTTTGAATCGGCCGTTATTGCTCGTTCACAATCAATTATGGAAGAAGTTGAAGAAGCATTGTACGAAGAATTCGAAGTGGCTGTTGAATCAGTTAAAGAAGATTTGGCTAAAAAGTTGGATGACTACATCAACTACATGGCTGAAGAATGGTTCAAAGAAAATCAATTGGCAATCGAAAAAGGTCTACGTTCTGAAATCGTTGAAGATTTTATTCGTGGTCTAAAAGGTCTATTCGAAGAACACTACATTGACATTCCAGAAGAAAAAGTGGATGTTGTAGAAGAATTGACCACAAAAGTTGAAGAATTAGAAATTTCAGTCAACGAAGAAATTTCACGTAACGTTGAAATGAAGAAACAAATTAACGAATTTAAAAAGACAGAGGCTATACATACAGTATGTGAAGGCCTGACGCAGACACAAGTAGAAAAACTAAAATCACTCGCAGAGACTGTTGAGTTTACTACTGAAGAAGAATTTGGTCGCAAACTAGAAACCTTGGTAGATTCATACTTCCAACAATCAGTTAAACCGCCAGTTAGTTCTGCTCTACATGAAGCTGTAGAAGTTGAGGATGAGAAGAAGCCATCGGCATCTGCTGATCCTGCAATCGCTCAGTACGCACAAATCATCTCTAAATCATTGGCTAAATAAATAAACTTACCAATAAAAGATACTAATAAGGAGAACACTAATGTATCTAACCGAAGAATTACAAAAAAAATGGGCACCAGTGCTTGAACACGAAGGCCTAGAGTCAATCAAAGACCCATACAAGAAAGCTGTTACAGCACTTGTTTTGGAAAACCAACAACGTGAAATGGCCGCAGCATCACAACAGTTGAATGAAACTGCTGTATCTTCTGCACCAACAAACGTTACAGGTTCTGGCATTTCTAACTACGACCCAATCTTGATTAGTTTGGTTCGCCGTGCATTGCCTAACTTGATTGCTTATGACGTTGCAGGCGTTCAACCAATGACTGGACCTACTGGTCTAATCTTTGCGATGAGAGCTCGTTACGATTCACAATCTGGTTCACCAAACAACACAAACGAAGCCTTCTTCAACGAAGCAAACACAGAGTTCTCTGGTGCATTGTCTACGTCTAACCCATACGGTTTCCGTGGTAATAACACAACAGATATCAGCACAAACCCTGTTCGTGACCTGACTGCTAACCACTACACAACTGGTATCGCAATGTCAACAGCAAGTGCTGAAGCTTTGGGTGCTGACACAGATAGTCCTTTCAAACAAATGGCATTCTCAATTGAGAAAGTTACTGTTACTGCACAAAGCCGTGCATTGAAAGCTGAATACTCACTAGAACTTGCACAAGACTTGAAAGCAATCCATGGTTTGGATGCTGAAACAGAATTGTCAAACATTCTATCTACAGAGATTCTTGCTGAAATTAACCGTGAAGTTATTCGCACGATCTACACATGTGCTGTTGCAGGTGCTCAATATGGTACTACAACTGCTGGTTCTTTCGACTTGGACACAGACTCTAACGGTCGTTGGTCAGTTGAACGTTTCAAAGGTTTGATTTTCCAAATTGAACGTGATGCTAACGTTATTGCAAAACAAACTCGTCGTGGCAAAGGTAACGTGATGATCGTATCATCTGACGTTGCTTCCGCAATGGCGATGGCTGGCGTGTTGCAATACACACCTAACCTATCTGCTGACCTACAAGTTGATGATTCAGGTAACACATTTGCTGGTTTGTTGCATGGTCGTATCAAAGTATACATCGACCCATACTTTGGTGGTTACACATCTAACCAAGAATTGGTGACAATCGGTTATAAGGGTACTTCTCCTTATGACGCTGGTATCTTCTATTGCCCATACGTTCCTCTACAAATGGTTCGTGCAATTGACCAGTATACATTCCAACCAAAAATTGGTTTCAAAACACGTTACGGCATGGTTGCAAACCCATTCGCAACTGGTTTGACAAGTGGCAATGGCGCATTGAACGCACGTTCAAACGTCTACTACCGTATCTTCCAAGTTAAAAACTTGATGTAAGATAAAGAGTCACCGCAGAGTGATACTTAAAAGGACCCTTCGGGGTCCTTTTTTTTGGCTCCTAAATATTAGTTAGTAGAGGAGATAAAATGTCTGCAATAAACAGAACACCGCAAAATACCAATTTACTTCAACCCACAAAATTTATATTAACATTTGATAGAGTTAGAACGACTCAATATTTTTGTCAAACTGTTAATCTTCCAGGAGTTACTTTGGGTGAAGTGAATAGAGCTACACCTTTTTTGGACATGTATTCACCTGGTACAAAATTAAGTTATGATCCGTTGGTAGTAGACTTTATTTTAGATGAAGAATTGCAGGGGTGGAAAAACATATATGATTGGTTTCTTACCATGGCAGATCCAGATGGTTTTGAAAAACGTGATGGTAGTAAAGAACTACAAACTAACAAACATTTTTCAGATGCCACATTAACAATTTTAAGTGGACTCAATAATCCAATACTTAGAATACAATATTTAAATGTTTTTCCTTTAAGCATCAGTGATATAAATTTTGATACCACACAATCTGCGGATACAATATTAACTGCAACGGCAACATTTAGATATCAATCATATAATTACTTGACAGTTTAATTAGTTTGTGTTATAATGTTTTGAATGATTAGGATTACATTAAGTTGTTGATTCTAAATAATAATTTGTTATATTTGAATAAATATGGAAACACTTGAACAAGTTTTAAAAATGTGGGAAAAAGATGCGGTTATAGACCAAACCGAGCCATCTAAAGAACTATTAAATATTCCCAAATATCATAGTAAATACCTTGGTGTACTTACTAAACATAAGATTGCATCAAAGAAAGCACACTTTGATTATCTACGTATGCGTAAAGTTAAATGGGAATACTTTACTGGCAAAATGTCTGAAGAAGAATTGGAACAATATGGTTGGGAACCATTTCAATTCGCACTCAAGTCAGATATCAATACTTACCTAGAAGCAGACAAAGACCTCATCAAGTTACTTGAAAAGAAAGTATACCATGAAGAAGTCACATCCGTGGTTGAATCAATTATGGCCGAACTTAAGCAAAGAACATGGCAGTTGAGAGATTTTATTTCTTGGGAGAAATTCATTGGTGGCCAATGAACATATTACAATAACCAAAGTAAACGAAGTCTACGGCAAAGTGGAATGCGAACGCCACGTTGCACGAGAGTTATCAGAATACTTCACATTCTTTGTACCTGGTTATCAGTTCGTTCCAGCCTATCGGAATCGTATTTGGGATGGTAAGATTCGCCTATTCAATTTACAGTCCAGTCAACTATATCTCGGACTAGTTCCATATCTTACAGAATTCTGTGATGAACGTGAATATGCATACTCACATGACCTGATTGAAGATGAATATTCTGTGTATCATGCACACAAATTTTTTGATACCTTGAATCTACATTCACAAGGTAAGCCAATTGGTGTCAGAGAACACCAACAAAATGCGTTTATCGAAGCAATACAAAAACGCAGAACATTGTTGTTGTCACCGACCGCATCAGGTAAATCACTAATCATCTATTTGATTTGTCGTCAACTATTAGACTATCAAAATCTTAAAGGCCTTATCATTGTGCCTACAACCTCATTGGTTGAACAATTATATGGAGATTTTGGAGATTATGCAAGTGAATCTAATTTTAAAAACGATATACATGTACACAGAATCTACCAAGGTAAAGAAAAAACAACAGACAAAGAAATAACAATTTCTACATGGCAGTCACTTTACAAGTTGCCAGCAGAATACTTTCATCAGTTTGATTATGTAATTGGTGATGAGGCACACCTGTTCAAAGCACAATCTTTAACTTCAATATTAACATCATGCATTAATGCCAAGTATCGCATTGGTCTTACTGGAACTTTGGACGGAACCAAAACACACAAGTTGGTATTGGAAGGTTTGTTTGGGCCAACAAAAAGAGTTGTAACAACCAAAGAATTAATTGATAAAAATCAATTATCATCCTTTAACATTAAATGTTTAGTACTGAAACACTCCGAGGAGATTTGTCAACTAATGAAGGACAAGTCTTATCCGGATGAACTGAAGTATTTGATTGAGTCTGAAAATCGAAATCGTTTCATACGTAATCTGGCAGTAAGTTTAACCAAAAATACATTGGTGTTGTTTCAAATGAAAAAACATGGTAAATTACTTTACGAAATGATTAAAGAGAAAGCTGTTGGTCGCAAAGTATTTTTTGTTGACGGAGATGTTGAAACAGAAGTCAGAGAAGAAATTCGTAGAGTTATGGAAATAGAAGACGATGCAATTTTTGTGGCTTCGTTTGGTACAACAAGTACTGGCACAAACATCAGAAATCTGCACAATATTATATTTACATCACCATCTAAGTCTAGAGTTAGGAATCTACAGTCTATTGGCCGTGGTTTAAGGCAGTCTGATGGCAAAGAGATTGCAACTCTTTATGATATTGCAGACGACCTTAGGATAAAAAAACACACAAACTTTACTTTGCAACACTTTGTGGAAAGAGTAAAGATATATAATGAAGAACAGTTCTCTTTTAAAATTTACAATATAGGACTAAAAAATGGCAGTTAAAATTTTACGATTTAAAGATGGTCTAGATGTAATCTGTGACTGCATTTATGAAAAAGATAACAAAGTGGTGATTGACAGTCCCATGTTGTTCGAACTCAGAGGAACAAACCTCATATTGCAACACTGGTTACCTGTGTTCGTAATGAAAGGAGAGTCTGTTGAGGTTGGTATGGATAACATACTATGCACAATGGATCCAACTGATGATTTTGAAGAATATTATTCAACATCCGTCATTAAGTTAAAAGACTCTGAGAGAAAAGAAAGAGAAGTGGAACTTAATGATGAAGTCATGGCTGCCTTTGAAGAAAAGGAGATTGGTAAATCTTTAATACATTAATATCATAGGGGAACACCGAGGACTATATCATATGTCAAGCCCCTTGTCAACAACTTTTTATGGTACATTTGAATGAGTAAACAAAAACATTATATAAACAATCAAGATTTCCTAAAAGCACTTGTCGATTATAAGACAAACTGTGTAGAAGCCGAAATGGCTAACAAACCAAAACCAAAAATTCCCAATTATATTGGTGAATGTTGGATGAAGATTGCCGAAGGATTATCACACAAGCCAAACTTTATTAACTATACCTATCGGGATGAAATGGTTTCGGATGGTATTGAGAATTGTTTGATGTATTTTGAAAACTTTGATCCGTCTAAGTCAAATAATCCATTTGCATATTTTACTCAAATTATATATTTTGCATTTTTACGCAGAATACAAAAAGAAAAGAAACAACTATACGTCAAATACAAAGCCACAGAGATGTATGGTATTCTGGATGAATTTGAAATGTTAGAAGGTGAAGATGGTAGTACCAAACAATTTGAATTATATGACAATATTGCAGAGTTTATTGAAACATATGAAATTGCCAAAAAGACCAAAAAGGCCGGCAAAGATGC